TTCTAAATCTTGTAATTTTTCATTTAAATATGGAATTGAAACATAATTAGATGAATTTATATTATCTTTAATTTTATTAATTTTAATATTAATATCAGTAGTTTTTGAATATAAACTTAAATCTGATTTTAATAAAATATTACTATCAATATATTTTTTATTATAATAATTATTAATTAATGAATCAACATATGTTTTTGTAGTATAATTTAAATTTAATTTATCATGTGATATATTACCTTGTAACATATCATTTGTTATACTTAAATTTTTAATAGATACATTACTTTCAATTTTTTCAAATTCTTCAGAAAAATTAATATTATAAAATAAAGATTTATCTAATTTGTTTTCATCTAAAATATTAAATCTTTCATCAATAGTTTGAGTTATTGCAAAAACTATATCATTATTATGTTCATAAAATAAATTAGAATTTAAATTAATCTTTAAATTTGTTTGATTACTATATTGATTAAATAAAGATTTATTTAATTTATTTAAATTAACTTGATTACTATATTGATTAAATAAAGATTTATCTAATTTATTTAAATAAACTTGATTACTATATTGATTAAATAAAGATTTATCTAATTTATTAAAATCTACATCATCAATAATTTGAGTCATTGCTAAAACTATATCATTATTATGTTGATAAAATAAATTAGAATTTAAATTAATATTTAAATTTATCTGATTACTATATTCACTAAATTGAGATTTATCTAATTTATTAAAATTAATTTGATTACTATATTGATTAAATAAAGATTTATCTAATTTATTTAAATAAACTTGATTACTATATTGATTAAATAAAGATTTATCTAATTTATTAAAATCTACATCATCAATAATTTGAGTCATTGCTAAAACTATATCATTATTATGTTGATAAAATAAATTAGAATTTAAATTAACTTTAGTATTTAATAAATTAATATTAGAATTAATATTAGAAAATATAGATTTATTATTTGTATTTAAATAATCAAATTTGTAATTAGTATCAATTATATTAGAATTAGTAATATTAATATCTGATGAAATAATATCAAATGTGTTATTAAAATATATAGAATTATTATTAATAAGTTTAAAAATATGATTAGAATGTTTTTTAAGATCTTTTTCATTAATAATTTTAGGTAAATCTGTTTTTCTAATTTCAGTAATACTTCTTCCAATTTCTGAAGATCTAAATGACGAATCATCCATAAGATTTTGAATTTTTGATGCTAATTCTTGTGTTGTGTTTGCACCTTCTAAATTAGTTGAATCAATATCAAAAGCAACAATAACACTACCTGCTTCTAATCTAAGATCATTTAATACATTAACACCAATATTAAGTGTATTTGCTATTTGAATTTTAACATTACTTAATAAGTAATTTTCTTGTTCTTCACTTAATTCATCTAAATTTGAAATACCTTGAAAATTTTCAATAACTAATCTGGTTTCAGTAATTGAATCTAAATATCTATCAAAATCTAATAATTTATCTGCAATTTCAGTAATATCTCCTGCAATTACAGCTAATTCAGATCTTCTTGCAAAAAGACTTTGATCTAATTCTCCAATATCATTATAAATTTGATTAGAAAATACTAAAAGAAAATTATAACCTTCATCAAGTTGTATAGATGTATCATAAATAATATTGGAATTAACAGTTAATTTTTTAAAACCTAAATCTAAAAAATTAGATCTTTCTTCTAAATATTCTAAATTAATACTTTGAAATCTTTCAATCCAATTAAAATTAGATTCTAAATAATCATATTTAATTTGAAAATAATTAGATGTTTGATTAATAATAGAATAAACACTATATTGTGAAGGAATTTTATTTGAACTGGGAAGAAAAAAATCATTTGTTAAATCTACAAGATAAACAGTATCAGAATCAGTAAATAATGGTAATTTATTAAAATTAGAATTTTTATAATTTCTTAATTCTAATGATATAAGATTTTCAGATAATTCATTAATTTCATTTGTAATTGTATTTTTTCTTTTAAGTTGATCTTGATCAACAAAAATAGAAAATTTACCAATATTAATTTCATTGGTAAAAACATTATGTAAAAAATTAGAAGTTGTGCCTAAAGTAATAAGTGGATCTTGAATTAATTGACTTTCTAAATTGCCGTCGTCTAAAGACATTCATTAATCTATAATTTTTAATGTTTAAATAATCTTTATGTATTAATAAGTTTTTATGTAATTTATTAAAATAATTTAATATATAAAAATGTTAATAGGTTTTATTATTTTTTTAATTATATATATAATTTTAATATTATTAATATTTTTAATACCAAAAAATATAATTAAAAAATATATTTATTTATTTAATTATATAGTTGTATATATAATAGGTTTTTCAAATATTAAAATAAATAATTTAGATATATTAAAAAAGTATTTAAATAGTGATGAAAAAGTATTAATAGTATGTAATCATACAAGTTTATTTGATGGTTTTATATTATATGCACTTACTGAAGGTTCAATATCATTTTTATTTAATGATAATTTACCAAATAAAATGCCATTTTTTAAATATTTGTTGGAAGAAAAATGTAATAGTTTAATGACAAAAAAAAATAATACAGTTAAAGATATAAAAAAACATGTTGAAAAAAGAAAAAAAAATGAAGAAATATTATGTATATTTGCAGATGAATGTGGAAAAATAGAAAAAAATAAAAATATTGCAAAATTTAAATCAGGTTCATTTGTAAATAAATTTAAAATAATACCAATGATAATAAAATATAAAAATTATAAAATAGATCCAACTCATAAATGGTATAATAATGAAATGTTAAGTTCTTTTTTAAAATTATTTTATGGTGAAAGTGGTGATATAGTAATAAACATATATGATTTATTAGAATGTAAAAAAGAATGGAATGTTGATGATTATAAAAATTATGTTTATAATTTTATGAATAAAGAATATGATAAAATTTAAATTTTACAATTAGTTCTTTGTCCAAAAGTATATAAATTAGCTGGATTATTATTATCATTTTTAATAGGTTTATAAATAGGATTAAAATTAGTATCAACTGGCATAAATTGTAATTGTTCATCAGGTTTTTCTAAACATGGAACATGATTTTCTTTAAATAATTTTTTAACATTAATGGGTATATGATCAAATGCTTCTAAAGCAAGATAATCTTGAGGATTACGATTACATCCAGCAAACCATGGAATAAATCTATTAATACCGGTTCCTCTTAAATTACAAGCATTATTACTTAATCTTGTATCTTCAGTAAAATTACCACAATTTTCAGATTTTCCATAAATTTTACATCCAGATGCAGAATATGAACCAGGTAAATATTTATCAGTAGAACAATTTGAATTTTTATAATTTAATCCTCTTAATTCACTTTCATCATTTGTAGTTGTTCCAGGAGGACAAGTTTTTGAACCGTATTTTTGATATCTAAAATATGGATCAGGAGTAACATCTTGTGCACATGGTTCACAATCATTACCATAAGTATTTAATGTATATAAACCAGGTCCCATTGATCTCATTAATTGTTCATCATAAGAACATTCATCATTTTTAATACTTGATTGCATTTTATATTTGTTATATATATATTTTTTTTTTTATAATTAATAAATATTCTTGATCTAAAAGTTTTATATTCTATTTTAAAATAATAAAACTTATTCTATTTTAAATAACAAAAAAATATAATTATTTGAATACTATATAATTATTATAATAATAATATAAAATTAATATTAATATTATTAGTAATTTAATTATTATTATAATATAAAAATAAAATAATATAAATATAAAAATTTTTATATTTATATTCATATATTTTTATATTTATTTTATATAAATGAATGATTTACTAAATGAAAATAATTTTATTAATAAATCAATGATTGATTATTTTAAAAAAACTAAATTAATTTTTAAATATAATAATCATTTTCTTAATATTCAATTTTATTCAATTAAAAAAGATATTAAAAAAATAAAAAAAATAAAAAAATGTATAGAAAGAATAAAATTATTATTAAAAGAATTAAATAATAAATTTTCTTTTAATATAATAATAGTTGATTATTATATTAAAAGAAAATTTATAGATCATCAATATAGTATAAATGGTGGTTATACTTATTTAACTAATAATATAAAAAAATATATATATATATTTAGATATTCAGAAATATGTAAAGTGATTTTACATGAAATATTACATCATTTTTATATTTATAAATTAGATAATGTAATATATAAAAATGATATTTTAAATAGAAAAATATTTATAAATTATAATGAAGCAATTATAGAATTTTTAGCAACAATATATCAATGTAAATTTACAAATACTGATATAAATAAAGAAATAAAATATAATAAAAAAATAGCAGAAAATATACTAAATATGGATTTAAAAAATATATCAAATATATATTCATATGTAGTAATAAAATATATACTTATGTTAAATTATAAAAATGTATTAAAAAATATAAATAATAAAAAATGGATTTATAATTATATAGATAATTATAAATTAAAAATTAAAAATAAAAAACCAATTAAAAATGAATTAAAAATGGTTTCATGTAGTGATATATAAAAAATATTTAATATAATAAGAAAATAGAATACTACAAAATATAATAAATGTTCCCAAACCAATTTCAAAAGTTAAAGACATTTAAATATAATATATAATTAATAATGTCAGAAAGAAATTTAGATTATTATTTAAATTGTATTTATAATAATATTGATAATTTAGATTATAATAAATTAATAATTATATATAATAATTTATTATTTTTATTTAATGAAAATGAAAAATTACTTATATTAAAAGATATAATTAATAAAAAAAAAAATAGATGTAAATGTAGTCAAAAAGCACCTATTAGAGAAGAAAATAATATAAAAATATGTAATTTATGTGATTTAGAAATTTAACATCTATTATTAGATATAAAATTATCATAAGGTAATGATATAGCTTTATATGAAATAGATTGACAACCATTTAAATGTAAAGGTTTAGTATTAATTGGTTGTGTTTTATCATTATATATAAAACCATCATTTGATGGTATATATGCAGAATTAGTAGATTTTGATATATATCTGGTTTGATTACGTAAATCTGATTCTAAATCAATAACATTACCTTTAATATGACTAACATTATTTCCAGATAACCAACCTAATTGATGTCTACATGGTTTAACATGTTCATGATTATTTATATCTAATATATATCCTAATACACCTACATTTCTATTTAAAATATTTTTATAAGTACAATCATCATATTTTGATCTATTAAATGACATTTATTTAAATATCAGATTTCTTTTTTTTTTATATTCATCTATAATTAATTCTATATTTATACGTTTATTTTCTTTTAATTTAAATTTAATAAATAAAGATTTTTGTAATTCATATAAATTTATTTGATTATAAATTATTTTTAATAATTCATCTTTTGAATAATCTTTATTTTCTTCTAAAATTTCTTTTAATCTATATAAAATATACATATTTAATATATAATATATTAAATTATCATTTTTTTATATAAAAATGATAACATTAAAAAATAATAAATTGATGTTATATTTTGATGTTTTAAAAGATGATATAATGGATAACATATTTGAAAAATGTTATGAACCATTATATTTAGAAATATTAGAACTTGAAACTAAAATAGAATTATTAAAATTAAAAATTAATGAAAATTATGATTTAAATGATTATTTAAATCATGATTGGTTAGATGATGATACCAGAGGTTGGCCATATGTATTTATGGATGATGATAGAGATGAAGCATATGAATTTAATAAAAATTTATTAATAAGTAAAATAGAACAAAATTTATTATATAAAATTAATTAATATATTATTATTTATAATAATGGTAAATTAATTAAATAATCATTTAATTCTTTTTTAATAAATGATAAATTAGATTCAATATCAGTACTCATTATAATATTACTAATTTTATTATTTATTTTAATAATTCTATATTTAATAGTTTTATCATTTGTAATTGATTTAACACGATACAATAATGTTTTTATATTTCCACCTTTTTTACCAATAAATTTAGAAATAATTTTATTATCACATTCAATAAAATCTTGATATAAACTATCTGAATAAATAATATTTTTATTATTATTTTTAGTGATAATAGTAACAATAGTATTATTTTTAATTATATTTATGTTTTTTTCACCTAAATGTGTTTTAGGTATTCTTTGATTTTGACGTAATATAGCATGTTTTGATATTTTAGTAGGTGGTAAAATAAAATCAAAATCATATTGACTATCTAAATAAGCATTTGTATCATTATAATAATTCATAATATATATTATTTAAGTTTATAAATCATTTTTTTATATTTATTTTTAATTTTAGTTTTATAAATTAATTTTAAATTATCAAAAGAAATATTTTTATTTAATTTAAGTATTTTTAATAATTTTGTTTTAGTTAAATATTTATCATCATTAATATAATCATTAATTAATAAATTAATATCTTTATTAATAAATTTAAAAAAATTAATTTTATTTTTATTTAAAAATAAATATGGTTTAATTAATTTATTTTCATCAATCATAATTTCAAAATTATATAATGAAGTTAAAAATAATTTAAATTGATATTCCATATTATTAATATAATATAATATAATATAATATAATATTATTCTTTTATATAAAAAAATTAAATAAGTAATTTTTTTTCATGTCCTACTCTTAAATCAGTAATAATATGTATAGGATGTCCATTTTTTTCTAAATTTTTACAAAAAGCAACATCTTCAGATATTAATTCGCGAATAATTTTACCATCATTTCCAATAATTTCTTGTAATTCTGAATTAAAATATGGATATGTAATTGAATATAATGCTTCTTTAGTTACAGCCATAAAACCCATACCAGTATAAGAAACTTTCATAAAATTATTATTTTTATTATTTTTATTATATTCATCTAATTGTTCAACTGTAAGATATTCAAAATTACCATTTTTTTTAAAATAATTAATATCCCAATTTACAACAGTTGCTAAATTTTTTAAATCAGTCATTCTATATATTCCAGAAACAACATTGTGTTGATTAGTAGATTCAATTAATTTAATAACATTAGCAGGTGTAAAAATAATATCGGAATCAATAGTAATCCAAATATCAAAATCAATACCATCAAAAGGTTTTTGATCAAATCCTTTTAAATTATTTAATCCAAGAGTTTGCATTCTTGCAAATGTTACAAAACTTGAAATTCCAGGAGAAATAGTAACATCATATTTACCTGATTCCCATAAAGTATTAAGTAATCCTGTCCATGCAATTAAAAATTTAGAAGAAAAATTATCACCAGGTATAGCAATAATAATTTTTTTTTTTTTTTTTTTTTAATTTTTAT